TTTCAGTGTCCATGTATGTTCAACACCACCTTGCAGGAAAGTAGACGGCATACGCTCCCACACTACATAGTTTTTATCACTGGAACGTTGAGCTATGTCTATCTTTACCTTCCAAGCATATGCCGTTGGTTTATTCATCTTTATCTCCTATCCAATCTGCAAGGTCTAACGCAACGTAGTATCCAAACTTATCTTCAATCTCGTCTTCTGTTAGATCATCAGCATCTATATCTAGACCACCTGTTTGTCTTAAAGCATCAGATACAAACTTGAACGCATTTTCCTCAGAGGGGAACAACATTACATCTCCAGCATCATCAAGCAGATACTCTCTACCATTTAATGAGATACCATGAGGGAACCTATAAACATTGTACATTGCTGGTGGTGCATCATCGTGTTGGTTCTCACGTAATTCGTCGTTAGCTGGATGGCTCATCAGTAGCTCCCTTTTTCAACTCTTTGATACACCGTAGTAGGTCAGCAGTCTTCTGTGTCAATTCAGCCTCCCTTTGTCTAAGTATATCCATTTGTCCTTTTAAAAACCCACGCCTTTCTACAAGCTCTATCATTGATAGGTCACCTGCATCTTCTAACTGTTTATCCATTCTACTAGCTCCTTATGTCTTTATAGAATATGAATTATTGTTCCATAACGTGCTAGCCTTAACACGCTTCATTGCATGTTTCTTGGCATCCTTATCAGCAGTATTTGGAACGGTTAATACAACGTTACGTCCTTCACGGAAAGCACGTTGTTGGTTTAACACTCTTTGCATACTAGAGCGTTGTCTTCTAACAGCCTTAGTGGTGGCTTTTGCAACGTTACGTCCCTGACCACTAGAAACGTATTTGGTTCCTGACTTCTTTTTTGCCACAGGGTTTGTCCTCTCTTTTAAACTTTCTAAGGTAGCACTTACTGCAATAGTACACGCTATCTATTATAACTACAGGTGTAGCATCACAAGAATACTGGGGATAGTCGTAAGGCCCATCACACTGTGTCATTAACAATCACACAAACCCCATCAAGGTTCCTTGGCTTGTTAACACGTTGTGTTGTAGGAGATAGGGTCTTAGCTGATTTGAGAGTACGCCAGAAAGTATTTGTGTCCTGATCGTGCCACAACCAACTCTTACCATTGCGAACCCTGCCGATGATTTTCATTCTACCGTCAGGATTACGATCATTTGTCCAACTTGACAAATCATTAAAGAAACTATTTATAAAATCTTCGCCATATCCCATCTTTGTTTTCCTTTACTGTTAAAATGATCAAAGTCACACCATCCTAAGTGTTACAAAAACCCTTGTCAAATACTATTATTACACCATTACGTTGCATCAGTGCAGTCTTTTGTTGTACTGATAACACACAAGACCTCTTCAAGCTCCTTAATTTTCTTTGCGGCCAATTTATATTTGTACACTTTATCTTCTCTTAGTGCTTCGTATTTAATCTTGTTAATAACTTTGTTAATAGCTGACAATTTATCTGCTGACATTTTAATAGCTGACAATCTTCTTCTCCTCTTTAAAGCTGACAATTTTCTTCTTCTTCTTAGTCGTTTATTGGCTGACATTTTCATTGCTGACAATTTCTTCTAAGTCATCAACTGACAATCCATCAGCTAGGTCTGAACAATCAATATGTTGATCAGCATGAAACTCTCTCACACTACCATCATCATTCATCGCTGGTTCATCTGTCTCCTTGTCAATTAAATAAAATGTAACATCCCACACAGCTACAGAATAATCTTCATCTCTTATTTTCTTATCTGACATCTTCCTTCTCCTTTGGATAATATACATCAACAATACTATTACATCTAGGACATGACAAGTTACTGACAATGGCGTACTCACTATCTTCTTCTGTTATATCGTGATCACCACCCCAGATTAACTGTGCGTTACAGTGCCAGCACTTCATCATTCTTATACTCTTTGTTCCAAGCAGTAACATTCATACTGATACCATCTTCTATTACATCCCAGGTGAACGTCCATGATGACCCATAATGTTTCATCAGTAGAAATGTCAGATCATCCTTGAATTGTTTAGTACAGTTAGGGTCTTCTGTCTCTTCAAAGAAATCAACGCTATCAGTGCAATGTTCCATCACTACCTTCCTCCTCTATTTCATCATCTGACATTCTACCCCACTTTAGCTCGTGTGCTATTGGTTCACTGGTTGCTTCAGCAAAATGCTGCAATTCTGCTAACAAAAAAGACACTGCTAACATAGGAGAAGGAGCATTGTACATAGCGTTAGTATATACGGCGTGTATTGCTCCTCTAAGCATAGACTGAGGATCGTTTTGATATTTGTCATCCAAATCTCTTACAACCTCTGATACGCTCTTAAAACTCTCTATCATAATGTCTTCTCTTTGCTTGTTATTCATATTGCACCACTCTTTTTCAAGTCATTCATGGCGTTGTGTAAACGCCACTTTGCATCCATACATGTTCTGTAGTCTGACAAATACATGTCTCCATCCATCTGCATTAAGTTGTTTAAAGGATCATCAAGAAGATTGTGTATCTTTACAATAAACTCTGCTGGAGTTATATACTCACCACCATACCAATGTATCATTTGGTCTTTACGTTTCTTTGTCTTTGTCATATCGCTACATCCATCTTTATACCACGACATTTTATCCACTGCAACGTATCAAGATTAACGTTACGATACCCACTTGTAGCAGGTTCCCACACAGTAAGATAGCTTGTTGTACCAGTATCTACACCACCCTTAAAATGTTTCGTTACACCAAGTCTACAAGTCATCACTCTTTCAATACCGTTTAGTTTAATAAATTTTACAGTAAAGAAACGAGAGCCGACTTCATTGACAATGTTATTTTTGAATTGTACGTTTTGCATTATCTTTTCCTTTTCCTAAAAAAATGCTTGACAGGTTGAAATTGAGTGGAGTATAAAGAGTAACAGTTTGCATGTCAACTACTAAATAGATTAAATAAATAAGGGCAAGAAAATGGCAAAGTTTAAGTGGTATTGCAACGAGTGTGACTCAACATTGTTATTCGAAGCATGGGTAGACGAAGACATGAACATTACAACAGAACTAGACAGTTGTATCTGTTCCAACGAAGGGTTCGATAAAGGCAAGAAACGTAAGTCTTGTCCTAACTATGATAAAGTAGTACCACACCCTGATAACATTGCAACATGGAAGGCAAAGTAATGACAACATATATACTGGACATAGAGACAGACAGTCTAGATGCTACTACTATCTGGTGTGTCTGTGTTAAGACGTTACGTTCTGATGAGTGGGTTGTTGCAACTAAGCCAGAGCATCTATCGTTCATAGAGAAGGAGGACATAGTCATAACACACAACGGTGTAGAGTTTGACATACCTATTCTTAATAAGCTCTGGAACACTGGCATAACGTTGCCTCAAGTACGTGATACTCTTATACTCTCACGTTTGTTTAATCCTAACAGAGAAGGTGGTCATTCGTTAGGTCAATGGGGTAAACGTCTTGCGTTCAATAAGCTAGGGTTCGCAGACTTTGACACGTATTCAGAGGAGATGGTGACGTATTGTAAACGTGATGTAGCCTTAACAGAAAAAGTTTACTTGCATCTTAGACGCGAAGGCTCTGAGTTCTCTGACAAATCTATAGTCTTGGAGCATGAGATAGCACACATAATTAACTTACAGTCTAAGCACGGTTTCTACCTTGATACTAAGAAGGCTAACAATTTGTTTGAAGAAACTTACTACAAGGCAAGAATGATAGAGCATGAGATCAAACAAGAGTTCAAGCCAAAACCTAAATTCATACGTGAAGTTGTACCAAAGATAAAGAAGGATGGTACAATGTCTACTGTAGGTCTGAATAGCATTGACAATCCTTGTGAGACTGTAGGTGGTGCATTGTCCTTGTTTAAGTTTGAACCTTTCAATCCTGCAAGCCCTAAACAGATCATTGAGAGACTAGACTCCTGTGGTTGGAGTCCTGTGATGTTTACACCTAAAGGTTCTCCTAAGATATGTGAACGTAACCTTGAAACAATATCTGACAATGCTCCAGCATCAGCAAAGAAGCTTGCAGAGTGGAAGATGCTAGAATCAAGGTGGAAGACTGTAGAGAGTTGGTTGAAGTTTTGTGACACTGACAATCGTATTCACGGCAAAGTCTTTACACTTGGTGCAGTAACAGGTCGTATGACACACGCTGATCCTAACATGGCTAACGTCGTATCCTCTGAGAAACCTTACGGTAAAGAATGTCGTGAGTGTTTTACTGTTGAAGATGCTGACAACTATAGTATTGTTGGCATGGACGCTAAAGGGCTGGAGCTTAGAATGTTAGCACACTACATGAATGATGAGGACTACATTGACATTGTGTTGCATGGCGATCCACACACTGCTAATCAGAAAGCCGCTGGACTAGATACAAGGTCACAAGCAAAGACATTTATTTATGCCTTTCTTTATGGTGCTGGCGCAGAACGACTAGGTACTGTGGTAAACGGCACAGCAAGAGATGGCGCACAGCTAAAGAAACAGTTTCTTGCTAACATGCCTTCTTTACATAAGCTCATGGATAGAGTACAAACAATATCAGAAAGAGGCACTGTTAAAGGTCTTGATGGAAGACGTATACTTATTAGACATCAACATGCAGCATTGAACACACTGTTGCAGGGTGCAGGAGCAATATCTTGTAAGCAATGGAGTATATGTATGCACCGCTACATCAAACGTAACAAGCTAGATGCTCACCTTGTTAACACTATACACGATGAGCTACAATACGAAGTACATAATAGTGATGTAGAAAGCATGATTTTAGGTGCTGACAAAATGATGCAAGAGGCTGGCAAGCTTCTTGGTGTAAGACTAGAACTTAACGCAGACGCAAAGGTAGGCAAGACATGGGCAAGTACTCATTAGAACTAAAACACGGCGAAGAAGCAGAAGAACTATTTGCTGAACTGGCAGAGAGTAACGGATACATTGTAACAGAATCTACAAACTACAGTAACATAGTAGAACACATTGACTTTAACCTTGTGTCTAAGAAGGGTATAGATGAGTTCTCTGTAGACGTAAAGGCACGTAAGAAATCTAGAAGAGGAGACACTTGGTACGAAGATCAGATGATATGGGTAGAGTTTCATAACGTTGCTGGCAAGAGAGGCTGGCTATACGGAGAAGCTGACAAAATAGCTTTTGAGCGAGAGAAAGACTTTGTTATAATAGACAGACTAGACCTGGCAAAATTCTGTGAAAAAGCTGTAGCTCCTATTTTTGTTAAATCTGCAGGTGAAGCTCTCTACAAAATATACAGACGCAAGTCTCGTAAAGATGTCATCAGCAAGGTTTTAATGTCTGACATTATTAATGATGTTGACAATATTATTTATTGGAATAAAGGTGTTGACAACAAAAAGTGAGTGTGTTAATCTACTCAAATCTGAAACATAGATAACACGAAAGGATAAATCTATGATAGTACGTGGAACGGCTCGTTGGGCCTCAGTCTTTGATGTAAATCAACTGTCAGGAAAGTGGCAAGTAGATATTTGTAATCTTGACAAGAAAACTGCCAAAGAACTGGAAAAACACGGCCTTACTGTTAAGAAAGGCGAAGACGATAAGAAAGAGTATGGTTTGTATATTACTGCTAAGTCTAGTAAGTACGCTCCAAAGGTGTTAGACAATAATGCACAGCCTATGGACGGCTCTGTTCTTATTGGCAACGGGTCTAAGATTAAGGCATCTATTAATCCTTATTCTTGGACATACCCTCCTACTGGTAAATCTGGTGTAAGTGCAGCTTTGAACAAACTTATGGTTCTCAAGCTTGTAGCTTATACAGGTAACGGCACTGATGATGTGCTAGAGCCAGAAGAAGTAGATGACGATGGTTTTGTTTTTGATTCTGAGGAGGATTCTGAAGAGCTTTAAAGCCAATCTTTAAAGTTCTTAGTAGGACTCTTCTATGAACCATGTTTACATGGACTTGACCGAGTTCTGAAAAAGTAGGTAGGGATGGTTAATAGGAGCCGTCAGTGCTAGAGCGAGGGGTAGTTGGGGCTACTAGCACACTTATTCATAACAAGAAGGTACAGGCATGGCTGACATAGTAACATTGATACCCGACATACACAAGCTTCTAGAAGAAGGCAAGGAAGGTGTTAATGAAAGGCACTTGAAAGATTTCTTTAAGGCGTTGCGTGAGGATATATTTATCTTTCTTTCCAGCGAGAAAAGAGAGGACAAAAGTAATCTACGGATGTCTTCTATTGGAAAAGGAGATCGTAAGCTGTGGTACGAAATAAACAAGGGAGTACAAAAAGAATTTGATGGGCAGACAAGACTGAAGTTCTTCTTTGGTAATCTTGTTGAGTCCTTTCTTCTATTTCTTGCTCAAGAGGCAGGTCATCTTGTAACAGATAGACAAAAAGAAGTAGTTGTTAACGGTATCAAAGGACACATAGACTGTAAGATAGACGGCATCATGGTTGATGTTAAATCTGCATCTGACTTCAGTTTTAAAAAATTTAAAAATAACCTGCTCTATGCAGACGATCCTTTTGGATACGTTGCACAGTTAAGTGGTTACATTCAAGCAGAGGGAGGCGACAACGGTTACTTTCTTGCTTATAACAAGAACAACGCCGACATGACCTTGTTAGAGCTTGATGAGTTGACAATGATAGACGCAGGAAAAAGAATTGATGATCTAAAGAAACTTGTGAAGAGTAAGCAGGTTCCAGACAAGTGTTATGAAGATGTCCAAGACGGAAAGCAGGGCAACAGAATACTTGACAAGAACTGCTTTTACTGTGATTATAAAATTGAGTGTTGGCAGGATGCTAACAAAGGAAAAGGCTTGAGAGTGTTTTCGTATGCTAACGGGCCAGTTTATTTCACACATGTAGAGAAAGCACCTAGAGTAGCAGAACTGAAGGGCTGATGACAACAGAAAATAAGGAAAGAGATAAAACGTGGTATATAAAGTGGGCCTCATCTATAGTATTGATGTTGGCTATGACGCTTACCAGCCAAAACATATTTCCTTATAATCTTTATCTTCACTCGCTTGGTACTCTAGGATGGACTTACGTTTCTATTGTGTGGAATGATAGAGCTTTACTTGTTATTAATAGTGTCGCTCTATCAATATTTATTAACGGTATAATTTCAGCAACGGTGAAAACAAATGGCCTATAAAAAGACACGTCAACCTTGCGAGTGCGGAAGCAGTGATGCTCTTGTTGTTAACGAAGACGGTAGTACTAAATGCTTCTCTTGCAATAAGTATCATCCACCCTCAGACGATCTTCTTGAGGAAGGCACAATGCAAAGCGTAAGAAAAGAAAGTAATCCTTATCCTAGCTTCAGAAAAGAACTGAAACTTCCTGAACCTAATATGCTAGAAGATTCTAAAGTTAAACATACTCCAATGAAACCTAACCTTCTAAGCAGTGGCACTAGTCGTGGTTTAGAAGACCGTAACATCTATAAAAAAACTTGTGAGGTATACGGTGTAACTGTTTCTGATAGTAGAAAGAAACACTACTACCCATACTACAATGAAGACGGTGAGTGGATAGCTAATAAGATCAGAAACAGAACTATGGATGGTCAGAAAAAGGTGTTCATTACTACTGGTAGCTGGGAAGAGGCTACGCTGTTTGGTCAGAACACTTGTCGCAAGGAAGGCAAGTACATCACCCTGTGTGAAGGAGAGCTAGACGCTCTTGCAGCTTATCAGATGATGGGTTCCAAGTGGCCTGTTGTCTCTCTTAGAAACGGTGCTGGTAGTGCAGTAAAAGACATAGAGAAGTCTTTTGAGTTTCTGATGGGATACGAGAACATAGTGATATGTTTCGATAACGATAAACCTGGGAAAGAAGCTTCAAAGAAGATAGCAGAGCTACTAGCACCTAAAGCTAAAGTAATGAAGCTCAAGCTAAAAGACGCTAACGACTATCTTATGGCAGACAAGACTGATGATTTTATGAATTGTTGGTGGGCAGCAGAAAGATATACGCCAGATGGTATTATAGCTGGTACTGAGTTGTGGGATAAACTAAAGGAAGGCCCAGCCAAGACTGCAGTTGAGTATCCTTATGAAGGAATAAACAAAGCTACTTTTGGTATACGCATGGGAGAACTTATTACAGTTTGTGCTGGTACAGGCATAGGTAAAAGCAGTTTCCTAAGAGAGATCATAGAGCATATCTACAAGAATACAAAAGATAACATAGGCATGATGTTCCTTGAAGAGAGTGTACGTAACACAGCCGAATCCATGATGAGTCTTGAACTAGGTAAGCAACTACATCTTCCTACTACTAAGTACACTGATGAAGAGTATGAGAGAGCCTACAAAGACACTGTGGGATCGGGACGTTACTTCTTCTTTGATCACTTTGGCTCCAACAGCATAGACAATATACTGGCTCGTATACGTTACTTTGCCAAGGCTGTTAAGTGCAAATACATAGTCTTGGATCACATCAGTATACTTGTAAGCTCTCAGGAACACAGTTTTGATGAGCGTAGAACAATAGATGAGTGTATGACCAAGCTACGAACTGTTGTACAAGAGCTTGATATATGTCTTATTACTGTATCACATCTACGTAGACCTTCTAGTGGATCACACGAAGAAGGACTTAATACCTCGTTGTCTGATCTCAGAGGCTCTGCAAGCATAGGGCAGTTGTCTGATATTGTCCTTGGCTTAGAACGTAATGGGCAATCAGACGACGATGTAGAGAGAAACACAACGTATGTTAGAGTGATTAAGAATAGGTTCTCTGGTCTAACAGGACTAAGTTCAAAACTATTCTATGATTTTGATGATGGTCGTATGAGAGAACGCGATCTGGACCTTGACGCAGAAGGAGATAGTGATGAAGAAGATCTTTAGTATTATGGCTATTGTAGCGTTGTCGGCATGTTCTGCTGGACAAAACGCTGCAAATGAAGGCGGTGGATACGTTTGGATAGGTTGCCATGTAGTAACCAAGAATCCAAATAAAGGTGCTTATGCCTTTGACATTACAGGAGACAAGTACGTAGGAACGTATATATGGTGGAAACAGGAAGACAAAGACGGCAAGGTTGGCCCTGTTACCACTGCTGTGCCTTGCAAGGAAGACAAAGGGTAGTGCCTCTTATATCTATTTATAAGCTCAGTAACGCTGATCTACAGGACAACAATAACGTGTTGTTTGTGTATGCAGACCACCGTAAGAAGATAGGTGATCCTGATGTTAACCACAGGTTCAGAGGCATGGCTAATGCTCTACCGCTTGTTATAAAGAAGCACGGTGGTATCTCTCCAGAGTCTTTTTGGAAGGACTCAGAGTTAGATGCTTTTAAGAATGAGTTTACAGACTCGTATGACAAGATTATAAAGGTATTAGGTGGTAACCGTGAGAGAGTGTACGGTGTCCTCTGTAGAGAGTCATTAGATCACGATGACTTTTCAATAGATAGAATAAAAGAACACTCTGTAGAGGTGTACAAACATGTAGCCTTTACGTTGTCAAGATTTCACACACGATACAGCCCCATCAAACTAGAAGGACTTTAAATTATGCCTAAACCAAACTCCACAGGATACCACAATAGAAGAAACAT